TAGTATCTTTCATATCCTCTAACATATTCACTTTGTTCATGTAATAAACCTACATCTTCTGGAAAAAACACTTGACTTTGATTATCTCTACCAGTTTCTGGAGCGTTAAAGTCTTGCTCACTAGAAGATGCGTCTATCTCCTTCTTATATTTAGGATACATCTTCTTAGCTTGTTCCTTGCTAAATAAGCGAGAAACTATTATATTTTCAGCATCGTCAAAAAACCTATTCCTACTATTAGGGTCAACATAAACATCAAGTGGGTCTATATCATGAATACAAACCTCTCCCTTCCCCATATCCATCATTGGATCGACATAGACAAGTGCACATCCCATTCCAGTAACATAGTAATCATCAACAACTCTCCGCATCATAGTATTTCCCTCAGAGACTTGCCACATATACTCAAGTAATCCATTTATTGCTTGAGCAACTCTATTATCACTATCTTCTCTTGGGGAAACTCTGAACGAAGGCTTATTAGCAGTGATGAGTGCTTTCGCTGCCTCAACTGCTGGATGGATACGATTTACTACAATAGGAGCTTGTCCACGCTCCTCTAGGATACGCTTTTGGTCAGAAGACCACTGTTTACCAAGCCTGAACTCCTTATCTTCTTGGGCATGAGATGCCCATGTTTCCCGCTTCTGTGAGTATGTTTTCCACAATTGCTGGGTCTCATCAACGAGTTTTTTACCTGATTTTGCAGATTTTGAATTATAAGCCATCTATTAATATTACAACCTACATAGTAAGCCAGTCAAGTATTTTATTACGTTTCTCTTCAAGTTCTGCTTTAGGGTCAAATTCATCCTTTTTTACTCTACATGGCCTTGATCCTTCCAAAGCAGTCCAAATAGCATCCATTATATCATCATTCTTACCTTTTGGATAAGATAAGAACTCTTGTTGAGCAGTTAAATCTTGTGGTCTGAAGTGAAACTCCCCCTTAGCAAGTGATGGAACCAAAGATAAGAGTCTTTCACTCTTCCTATTCCTAGGCTTCACACCCTTTTCTAGACCGGGTATATATAAATTCTTTTCTAACATGAGTGCTCTTGTTGCACTTCTTAATGCTTCTTGGTATGCAACAGTTTCAATCTTCATTCTTTTTGGATGGTATCTCTCAAAAATATCAATAATCTTCTGAGGTTGTTTCGCAGGATCGAGTCTTTCCCTAAAAATGTCGACAATGTACTTATTATTATCAGCATCAATAGCAACGGTAGCAATAACGAAATAGTCAGCACGGGCACTAAGACTAGATGCAGGATCAACTCCCGTATAGAGTTCAACGGGTATAATTTTCTTCTCATCACTTATACTCCTTACCAAACATGATTGGTTATTTATCATTTCATAGTCATAATGATGAAGCTTTATATAGTCTGGCTTAAATGGAGCATCATCAGGAGACTGAGCAATATTCATGTATTCCTGATAGAATCCATTTATATTCCCCACACTCTCGAATTCACTCTTTATCTGGAGTATTCTCTTCTTAGGGAATCTTTCAGGCCAGATACTCTTCTCATCATCGTCCCAGATACTATACCATAAAACATTCCAAGCGGGACTATCCTTAGCCCAATATAAGAAACAATCTTCAGAAATAACAGTACCAATCATAACAATTCTTCCATCATCAGAAAGAGAAGGTATAACTGCTTCTGTCATCCATTTCCTATTCTTTGTACGAGCTTCAGCGGTAAGTGCATTTAATTCAGATTCGAAATCGTCTACAATAATAACATTAGGTCTTGTATCTCCCTCAATAAATCCACGAACCCTTTGACCAGTACCCACAGCAATTACACGAGCACCGTTCTTTAGTATGATATCAGAACCTGTCCATCTTCTAGCAGTACTAGAACCAAAATCACCAAATATATCAATAAAATTATCACTATGTTCCAAATGATACTTTATACGACTCAGAAAGTTTATAGACTGAGCCTGTGATTCTGATATTATAACAATAAATAAATCTTCTTCTGGCCTCTTATAAGCCAGTTTATACATTGGATAGATGAGACTACATACAGTGCTCTTAGCCGTTCCTCTAGGTGCAGCAATTAGAACACGCCCCATATCAGCATCTTTTAGATATTTATATATATCACGATGAAAAGGGGGCGTGTCCTTAGCAAGAGCTTTTGGGAAGCAATATTTACCAAACCATCCCATATCTCGCTGGAATTCTTTCTTTTCCTTAGCGAGGGCATAGACTGCTTCGTAATCAGTATTTGGGCTTTGAAGCCCGTTTTGACTTATAGTTTCCACGTTTTTTCCTTTTAACTACCTTCTTCTTTTTCTTCTGCATGCGGTTCCACCCCATGAGTCTCCTCCGTTTGAGTTGCTTTAAACAATTTCTTCTGCTCTTGGATATCTTCTAGGGTACTATGAACAGTAGATGCTTCTATCTGTTTAGTAGTAATTACTTTACCCTTGCCCTTCATATCATTCATATCCATAAGCCTATCAAGCACAGATATAGCTATCTTGGGATCACCTTTTGGGCCCATTACTTCGCCATCCCAATCCATTACTCTATCTAATACTGCAGCTAGTGCTTTAGCAGTATCAAGCTTACCTATAGGAAACTTATCTAGAATCTTGTCTAATTCATCCTTAGTCATCTTCCTGAATACCTCCGTTCTCATTGTTTTCTTTATACTATACTTCTTTTTGGTCTTTACCGGGCCGTAGACCATATAGATTGCTCTATCTTTAGTCATACCCGGTTGAGCCATAAGATATGCCAATTTTTGATAAGCGTCTTTTCCACGAGCATTCTTAGCGTAGTATGCTTTTCCAGACACTGTATAATTATTTAAACGCCCCGTAGACCTAACAGGGGTGCTTTTATTTGTTACAATAGCCAATCCCCAAGGGTATTTGACCTTTACTCTACCAGTTTTCAATATACTTCTCTTGAGGCATAAGGATACCTCTCCATCGTCAGTTATACCGTATTCCCCCTCCTCTACGTCAAAAGGGTGTTTATAAGACAAACCCAGCTTATCAGCTTCTTTTACTGTATAAACTGGGTATTCTTTGCCTGAAGTTATCTCAGTACGCACAAAGTACGATTAGGGCTTACCTTTACCCCTCTGTGTAAACTCTCCACGAGTTACTACAGGGGCCTCAGGTGCCTTTTTTACTACTTTTTTAGCAGTTTTCTTAGCCGTTTTTTTCTTATCATCAGCCATTTTCTACTCCTTATTATGTTTCCATTGCTCTTCTAATCCATCCAACAATAAAGTCGGATAACTTAGGTTTACGCCTTACTAGATCAGTATAGTATAATATTCTATATACCTTTAATCTAGAATTATCAATCTTTTTCGATGCTGCAATAGTCTTCCTACCTATTAACCCATCTACCACCAGCTTGCATCCTTTTGAATTACAGGCCTCTTGTAAAATCTTTACAGCTCTACGCTGCCCCATATTGACTACCATGTCAAAATATGTCCATCTTAAGGTTCCGGGGACTGAAGTAGCCTTAGAAGGGTTCCAATAACTCTTCTTATATATCTCAGTTGCCCTTTCTTCGGTAAGATTCTTTATATCTTCGTCAGGATGGCTACGCTTGGCTATACCATAATTAGTCTCACCACCGGGATCATTGGGATGGTTTACATATCCACCTTCTCTTTTCAGCACGTCTACTACTATATCATAAAAATCTGTTGGCTGTATTCCATGTTTCCTTATCGGAGGGCTCATTATCATTTTATCTTTCCCTTTAAAAAATTAAGATCATCCGTAACATCATTCATCTCTTTTATCATGTCTTCATGCCTTCTATCCCTAGTTTCATCAGACCTGTTCCATCTATCGATCAATTTGATGCAAATATCTTCGATATCATCGAGCTTCGTCATGAGTCTCTTCTGTAGGAACATAACCTGTCCACCGAAGAGTACCATCATGACTCCAATCGCACCGTATTCCGCAAAAACTTCTAGCATAATTGCTTATCCTTATCTTACTGCTTGTATTCATAGCCCATTCCACAGATGGAAAGTAAAGAGGGGCCCCTCTAAAACGGAACTTCATCGGTTCCAGTGTTATCGCTCGCATTGTGCGAGATTTCGCCATTATTAAGACTCTCAAAGAGCCCGACGACGTAGTGATAGTGTTGTTCTTTTCTGGCTTTCGCCTGAAATCCCGTTATGTCTTCCATATCTCTATAAATCTTCTGATAATCCAGCGATTCATCACCCTTAATATAACTATTTATATCGAATCCTGCCACTTATTTCTCCTTTTCCTTGAGAGAAGGTAATGTATTTAAATTCAGATACCATCCCTTTTTACCCTTTATAGCCTTCATGATCCTATTAGCCAATACATTGCGAAAATGGATAGAACGAAGCCCTATATTAGGCGGCCCATGACTCATATCCTCTAAAACATTCAAAATTAAATCTTTCATTACCTGCCCTGACCCCTGTATCTCTTAATATAACGCTTCTTAGAGCCGCTATGGCTATACTTCGTGAGGGTAGAAGAACCCTGTGAGGTCTTCTTTCCCTTCTTTCGGGGTTTGTAGTCTTGTTGATTTCTTACCATGTTACCAAAATCTTATCGTAAAAGCGTCATACTATCTTTTTAATCAAAATTAAACCACAAATACCATATAATGCAATAGTAAAGTATCACTTTAATGCTTCTTAGATAAGTACTGTAATAACAATAGACTAAGGCTTTCTCAAAAAAATTATAAAAAAATATTTAGAAATAAAGCAAGGAATCCTAGAAAATTACTCTAGAATGAGAGTACGAGATATACACATTGCTACTCCCCCTCGAATTTCACGGCACGGGGTACCTTTGCCGTTCAATTCCATCGTGGTCGTTGACGCAAGTTTGCTCCCCCTACCAATATCTAGGGATATTGAGCTGTATTCTTAATGAATACTATCGTATCCAATTGTCATACAACCTACATCACCGGAGGTGATATATGGCTGATAACAATGCTGATAACTACGTCGATGACGCAGTATTCAGCAATACAGCCGCAGGTCGCACCTTTAGGGGTGAATTCGAACCTGAACGAGACCGTGACGGTAGATTAATCTACACGCACAATCTCAAGGTTCGCACCCTACAGGTTACCAAGCAGTTTAGACTGGTTATACCAGCTAAAGCTGTTGCAAAGATTGCCAAGGCTTCAGAGAAGCTTGGTCAAGCCTTGCAAGTAACCGAAGGTGTCGACTACAGACTCAGTGGTGAGCCCACACAGTTCGAAGGAACTGATGAACTCCCACAGTCTGCAGTTGCCTACTACCGTCCAGTTGTCCTCAGGGACAGCATTAACTGGTAGTAGCGACCTAGGCAAACATAGTGATACTGTTGAGCAAGCAACAGTTTTGTATCACTATGTTTTTTATGGGGTATAGAGTAATAGGGCTCTATAATAGTACTACTGGGTTGGTAAGGGTACTACAATAATTGCAGTGTAATCTAGAGGCAGTGGCTCTCTGCAGGTCAACAAGGTTTAATAGTACCTTACACTACAAACTATTAACATTTAGCAAGAATAGCATATGTGGGATAACAAGGCAAGTTCATAGGGAAAATAGTCGTAGATGATACAGCCCTTATTTGAACTCTTGATAAGCACATTACTTGGATTATGAGAGGTTACGAGGGAACTGCAGCCCTAGAAGTTAACCAGACAGCAGTCACGCAAAGCCCATAGGGATGTTAAGCGTGCAATATTGGGAAGTGTCCTGCACTCTGTGAGGAGGACATCCGTAACAGATGATGTGAAGGAGCCCAGCGACTGTAATCTCTCATACTTCCTATAATAACAAAGGAGGAAGTATTGTATTTAGAATACTTACTTAATATAGGGCTTATAGTGTGCCTGATTAATATCTTGGTATTAATAAAACACTACCGTTCCAGCGGAGATCAGAAGAATCTGGGCTAAAGATAGTATAAAGTCGAGTCTCCATAGACTTCAAATAAATATGGTTCTATCAAATCTTAAGGCAGGTGTATTTGATGAATACAACATAAGGGCTTAAAGGGAGTACATCTCACAAGTCAAGTAGCAAACAAAGTTTGTGACTGGATGGTATTTATATCGATTTGAAGTCATGGTTCACACTGTGTGCATATGGTGACGCCTGCTATTAATTAAAAATGAACAGTTCTTTAATGGCTGATAACCGGGTAATAATAATTTACTGACTATCACTGTTCATTAATTTAGTGAAGAAGAGAATATATCGAGGGTGGTCTGAGGATAAGGCGGCAAGATGATACACTATTATCCCCATAGTGTAGGATAAGCTTGCGTGTAGATATATTCTTTATTATATTTTAAATGAACATTTGACAATTAACATTATATTTAGACGTATGCTAATAATGCCCTTGGAATGGGGGCATAAGCAACACTAATACTGTAAAATCATCAACGGGCGAGTGCCTGAGATGGAGCCTGTGTGCTAAGCTGAGCATGGGACAGAACACCCGCAGGGGTTTATTAGTGGTATGAGAAGTGAAACAACGAATCAGATACTGTTTCAGAACCTCACTCATTGCAGGTGGCCCGAGTACAGGCCAACATCTGAGTCCTGTCGTCTAATAATTTTTCAAAGGAGGATAATATGTCTGTAAAAAAGAAGAACATAAATAAAGATAGTCGTTATAGACTGCAGACTATCTCCATTAAGGAGATAATAAATAAGTACCCTGATAAGTATGTAAATACTTACCAAAGAGGTAAAAACACTGTATTAACACTGGATACTTGTAGAATAGTATTCACTAATAAAAAGGAGGATAAGTTATGAGTAGTATTACACTTTACTCATTTGTTATACTTATTTCATTAATGGGCACATTCGTAATAATAACAGCCCATAAAATAGGCGATATGCAGGATTTAATAGATAAGTTGTATCGTAGAGTCTCAAATATTAATCATTTGCATAATACTGATGAAAAGAATACACAAGACTCTATACTGGAAGGAAAGATGAGACTTGACGCTCTTGAAGCTAAAAATAGAATCTTATTGCAGTTCCTAAATACTTCTTGGACAGAGGTATTAAAGGATACAGCAGCAAAGATAACAATTCAAGAAGCTGTTGATGCTCATTTTACTGAAGATGAAGCTGAAATTCCTAATGGAGAATATTGGTTCAAACATGGATTTATAGACTGATGGAGGTTACAGATGGTACTACTGATCCATACGAAGGCAATATTAATGCTGGTATTGAAGATGCGATAGAGATGTGGATAGAGAATCAAATAAAGCAAGCAAAGGAAGAAACAGCAATACAACTTTATCAGGACGAAAGCAATGCGAAGAAAGAATTACTTGATAAGATAACTAATGTTAAACCCCCGAGCCCAATAAATAAGCAAAGGGGAAAGAGTATGATGGTGACTAAAACAACAGGTCAACAGGCTAACTCTTCGAAAAAGTAAGACTTGGTATGGCACCACTTCGCAGAATTGAGCCGTGTTACAGGGAAGCGAAAGCTGCACAGAGTTTTAGAAACTTGCACGGCTCACTAAATTAAAAGGAGAAAAAGATGAGTAAGCCAGAAGGAAATTCACAAAGAAAACTATTGGGAATTGTAAACTTTTATAAAAATCTCAT